ATTTCAAGTGCTATATCTTCATCTAAGAATTTAAACTTCATTCTTCCTCCTCAGCATGATAATCAATCCACTTTAAATCCATAGACCAAGACCAATCATCAGTACCTTTTGTTGCTATTTCTTTAGCTTCTTCTTTTGAGTTAGCTTCAATCGTAGTTGCATATACAGATTGTTTTGTTGCTGTTACTCTATATGTTTTCATGCTTCCTCCTTAACATAAGTTAAACAATCGTTATCAATTAGTTCTTGTAAATAATTAATAACTTCTGCATCAGAAACTTCATAATCATTTTTATGATTATCAAACTCTAGTTCTATAATTACTTTTGTCATGCTTTCTCCTTTAATAGTTCTTGTTGTTCATGTAGCCATTGATGAGCAACACCAGATAAATGTTCATAGATAACATCTACTATTTGTTCTTGTACTGTTTCGCCACCTAACCCAGATGACATATGCCATAGCTCTGAATTATTAGCATAAATCATTATCTGGTCATAAGTATAAACTGAGATACTGTTGTCCACAAATTCATGCAAATAATCGCCTTTGCTTTCTAGTATTTCTTCTTTGTTATCTTCTAATTCTGCTATTAAATCTTCTTCAATAGAAGATAAACTGTAATCTTTATCTGTCATGCTTTACCTCTAAGTTCTTTCATTTCTTGTTTAAACTTTTGCATAGCTTCTCGTTTAGTGTAGAAATAATAGACTCTTGTTTCCAAGTAGCCATTAACAATATCACATATCTGCCAAGCACCTTCTCTGTTTTTATCTATATTAATTATGCGACCTCCTTTGGATAAGTTCTAGTTCCTAAATTAAAATCCTCAACATAAGTTCGAGATTTACTATCCCATTTGTATAGATGAAAATATCCCAATCTATTTAGCTTTGTTCTTAAAGATTGACTTAAATACATTGGCAAATCAAGTACATTGTCTTCATAAAATAAATTATCTTCTACACCATTAAAAACAAATCTTTCATCTATTAATTCATTTAATTCTTCCATTGAGTCAGAAGTATAGTAAGGAATATAACTTGTGTATGTATCTTGTAATAAATATTTTTTTATTATCAAATCATCATTACCTTCCCACCTTTCTTTTCTATCACAATGACCTTCTTCATACTTATCAAGTTCTTCTAGTGATACAGTATTCATGCGACCTCCTCTTTTAAACCTAAAACTTCTACACCAACATCTTCAATAAGTTCTTCAAGTAATTCTACAACCTCTTTATTTCTAAGAGGAGTCGTAGAGTCTACTCCATGAAACTCAGGAATATCTACTGAGTAGTGGTGTCTATCGTATGCCCATGTAAAGACATCTTCAACAACACTCTCTGCGTATTCCATGTCAGTAAATCTACCAAGCGTAGACAAACTTTCGGAATTAAAATAACCTAAACATTCAGTTGCTCCATTAAGAGCATAAGAACACTGAATTAATAATTGACAAAGAGTATTTAACTCTCTGAATTTTTCATCAGTTTTATCAATAACACTTAACATATTTACCTCCTTTGTTAGCTGTTATACCATAAGTCAAAACCTTCTACAATTCCGACAATATCTTCACTTCCGTCTGAAAGACTTTCAAATACACTCTTTAAAACATTAGCTTGACGAAGAGTGTATGTGGTCTGCTCTGTATCACTCCACTCAATGAATGGCTTCATAACATTATCATGATAGACACCATGAGTCTGTAAAATACCATGTCCGTCATAAGTAATTCCATAACCATTTACATATCTACGAAAATCATAAACATCTTTATCGTCTTTATGTAAGTCGATTATTTTTTTCATGTGGATTGCTACCTTGATTAAATCATCAATCAAACTGCACATATCTATGTGTGCTTGATTATCAGGATTTTCTTTATTGAAGTCTTTCCTTTTGTTATAAAGGTCAGTCTTTTCTATAGTCGCAAGTGTTTGCATATTTACCTCTCTATTTATTTAAGTTTTGCCTTTTGGCTCTAGCTTGTTTTTTCTTTAGATGTAGTCGTGCTTGTCGCATACCTCTAAATTCTATCCCGTCTAAAAAGACACGATAATGTCCATACTCATTCTGTTTCCAGATAGGTTTTTCTTTAGTCATAGTTTTACTCCGTTTAGTTGTGTTTAAAAAATGTCCGAACATTGAGCCAATTTGAAAATAAATTGTCAAGTCCAAAACATGGACGTTATTATTAAAGCGATAGCTAGTAAAGGTTGGAGATTAATATGAAAAAAATGCCCTTACTAGCTATCTAAAAATCTGTCGGTGGCAGTAGTAGTGTAGGTGGATATTTCTCCTACAATTCTCTGCAGTACCATTCTCTACTACTACCACCTATGGTTAATATCCCCGAATTTAATCTAGGTTTTATAACTAACCACCTTCAATTAGACATTCAATATTTCTAGTTCTTCTTCGAACTCCTTCGAAACTTTATCTATAATCTTCGATAATTCTTGAGCAGGATTTCTGTCAAGATAATCCCAAAGTTTTTCAACTCCAGTATTCCAATTACTCCACCTTAAAGCACCGACATGAACAAGATACTTTTGCCTAACATAATCATCATGTTCCTCGCTGTAATACTCGTTCCATCGAGATACATCAGTGTCTTTATCATATTCCAAGATATGAATATCACACTCGTCAAAGTTATCGACTCCAATATAATTGTCATCTGACTTTAGATTACAACACTTAGTTAAATCTCTTGTCGGTTTAACTTCAACATGACCTTCGGTTTCTATCATGTAGCGATAGTTTTTATTGGACTCCAAAATATCTTGAAGCAACCTATATAAGTATGGTTTTATCATTTACACCTCCGATAAAATTAATTCAATTTCATTAGAGTCTTTGGTAACTTTTATACCAACGACTTTTTTATTTGATTCTTCTACTTTGCTGAAATGATTTTTCATATCTACATTCCTAACAAAGAAACCACCTTGACACTCGCCTTCAAAGTCGTCTAACCAAAATACTTCACTCATTTATTTTCCTCCATTTAAAAATTGTTCAAAGTAAAAACCTTCCTCGCCATAAACATCTATGTAGAGTTGTGCCATTTTAAATAGACTAGGCATTACTTCAAACACTAATCTACTGTTTCTATCATCTAAAGCAACAACACTTTTGAACGCTTCATTAACTGTCTTTGCTATTACTTCTGCCCTTGTACTAGCAACTCCTAAGTCGATTAAATACATAGCTACTAAGCTATAAGTTGTATGTAAATCAACATGATAATCACTATGGTTTTGTTTAGTTTCATATCTTTGTTTCATATTTACTCCTTGTTTATTTTAAGATTATTTGCTGTATATATAAGCTCGTCAATTTCTGCATTGAACTCGTCAATATATTCATCTTGAAACTTATCTTTCCTCTTGATGTATTCAGCAATTTTTTTTAACATAAGTGCCGAATTAGATACTAATCTAATTTTTTCAGATATATAATTATCTACTATCATATTTATCTCCGATTGATTGAATGTGGCACACTCTACAAACTGACAAAAAAACTGTCAAGTGTAAGACGTATGCAATATAGTTATTTAAAGAATTTAATTATCTGCCACTTAAAATCTGAATAAGGTTGATAAAAAGGTTTAACAATAACCTTTCTACCTCGCTTTTTGTAGATTGTATAGACATCTTCTTTGTGGCTAAAGTCTTCTGAGAACTTATAGCCTTCTTCTTCTAACTCTTGTTTTGCACCTTCTATGTGTAAGAATTTACTTCTCATATTTATCTCCGATTGATTGAATGTCGTTGCACTCTATAGACCGACAAAAAAGCTGTCAAGTCTAAAACGTGTACGATATAGTTATTTAAGGTTGCCAATCATAAATCTCTTGGACAAGAGCTGTAATAAAATATTCTCCTGAACTTTCACGTTCAAGTGTATTATCTGGGTCAAATACTACAAAAACATCAAGGTCAGGATTATCCCAATGCATTTTTTTATAAAGATTTTCATGAATAAACTCTTGAATTTCAAATAGTTTTTCTTCAGAAAAATCAGAGCCTACATAGTCTTTATCAACAGACCATATAACACTTAGATATTTAACATGACCATAACTATTTCTAGCCATTGCAAAATTATCAACATTTACAAGTTTTATTTTACTATCTAAGTTAGCACACTCTTTAACTGTATAAGCAAATTCTACAAAGTCTTTACTTTCTCCACTAGGAACTTTACTGTTTTCACTAACTTCTTTAATAAGATTTTTTGTCATATTTTTCTCCATTATAGATTTATTAAATGTTTAGGTTTTGGTTTTGAATTAAGATACTCTTTTACTTGTTCGTCAATATCTTTATAAAAAGCTTTTTTATCTTTCATAAAAT